TTACAACGCCAGATTCAGCTGATCCCGTCCGTAATGCGAAGCCGGAAAGGCGTCTTGCGGGATAAAGTCAGGCGGTAGCGGGTCTTCCCGTGTGCGCTTTGATACGCGCCGTTCTACCGTGTTGAGGGTGGTAAACGTCTCGCTGCATTCCAGATTTTGACACTGGTGATACTGCCGGATGGTGATATCGCTCAGGCGGCGACTGGTACGGGTGCGGGCCATTGCCCCGCAAAAAGGACATCTGAACATAATGGCTCCCCTGTGGGAGTTGAACTCGCCGCCATTTTATTCACTTTCCGCTATCCAGTCAGGGATTTTTGCTTCCAGCTCCAGACGGGTGGTAAAGCCGTTACCATCAATAACGTGTTCCGCGCGGGCGATGATCCAGTCCTGATTGTCGATATCCGGTTTAAAGCCGCTTACCGTCAGGTGCATTTCGGGATAAAGCTCAGCACGTCCACGCGCCAGGGTGATCGAGAACTCGGCGGCGCCGCGTTGCAACTGGCGCCATTTAGCCGCGGCGGCCCGCTTGGCTGCTTCTTCATTCTGATAGGTTTTGCGCAGCACGAACACGTTACCTTCTGCGCCTGTGATGTAATCACCTTCGCGGCTGCTGCTCTTCTCTTTTTTGGGTTTGGGCTTTATCCGGCGGCGCTTCACGCTGACCTTTTTCTTTTTACCGAATTTCAAGTCCAGCCAGTAGGCGCGCACGCCGGTATAGGCATCCCGATCCGCAATGCGGAAGCGGTGGCCGTCGCCGCTGCTGCGGGTAAGGCTGGCCGACGGCAGCGCCTTGCCGGACGCCGTCACACCGCCGCCGGGCAGGATAAACAACAACGTACCATTTTTGATGGTGGCAATTGCCCCCAGTTGCTCGGCCATCCGGGTCAGGAATGACATATCGCTTTCTTCGGTCTGGTCGGCGTGGTCGATTTCGATATTCATCAGCATGTCGCTGATTTGCGCCTTCATACCGTAGCGGTGCGCAATCGCCGACACGACACGCTCTACCGTCACGTCATGCCAGGAGACCTCCCGTTTCACGTTGAACTCTTCCCGAAAATCCGCGCTTCTGGCCGTCACACCCAGCACATCGGGCGGGCCTTCGTGGGAAATCTCGTCCACGGTGTACAACCCTTTGTAGGTCAGCGCCTCACCCTGCCAGCCGATGGACAGCGCAATCTGGGCGCCTCGCGGCGGCAGCTCTACACGCCCGTCACTGTCGTCTATCGACAGCGTGAGCTGGTCGGCCTCAAAGCCCCGGTTGTCGGTCAGCGACAGCGAGATCAGTCGGTCGCTCAGTTCCTTCAGTGATTTACCGCCCAACGTAATGCTGAAGGCCGGGCTTTTTACCGCCTCGGTCAGTGCGTCATCGTAGCGCTTCGCTGCGCCGATAAGTGAGTCAGCCAGTTCGGTGATAGCCATCGTTTCCCCCTGTTTTTGCCGCATGATTTCACGCGCACGCGTGGGGAAAAATGGCTTTTTGTTGTCGCCGGGCGGCCAGACCCGTCAGCGCGTGAGTGCGCGACGGATATCAGGGATTATCGCCATGAACTCAATAACGTAATGGTGGCGAACATGTCCGAGACACGTTTCCACGGTGTGCGCGTTCGTGAAAATACCGACCTGGTAACCGCAATCAATGACATTGATTCAAATGTGATTGGCGTGGTGGCGGTGGCGGATGATGCGGACGCAGACACCTTTCCCCTGAATACGCCGGTGTTGATCACACGGGTGAATAGCGTGCTGGGCAAAGCGGGTAAAACCGGCTCGCTCTACAAGACGCTGAAAGCAATTTCTGACCAGACCAGCCCGAAAGTGATCGTGGTACGGGTGGCAGCAGCAACCGAAGGCGGCGACAAAACCCAGTCCCAACTGATTATTGGCGGGACGGCGGCAGACGGCAGTTATACCGGCATGTATGCCTTGCTGACGGCGGAAGCGAAGGTCAATTACCGGCCGCGCATTCTGGCGGTACCAGACTATGACACCGCCGAAGTGACGTCAGCGCTGTGTGTGATTGCGCAGAACCTGCGGGCGTTTGTCTACGCCGGTTGTCACGGCTGCATCACGATGGCGGAGGCCATCACCTACCGCGCGCAGTTTGCCTACCGTGAGCTGATGCTGATCTGGCCGGATTTCATCGCCTACAACCCGCAGGCCGGCAGCAATGAAACGTTCCCGGCGCCGGCGTATGCCTGCGGCCTGCGCGCGGCGATTGATAACGATCAGGGCTGGCATAAGTCGCTGTCGAACGTGGCAGTGAATAACGTGTTGGGCATCTCGCGGGACGTGTTCTGGTCACTTCAGGCCGAAGACAGCGACGCCAATGAACTCAACAACCAGGAGATCACCACGCTGATTAAGCGTAACGGGTTCCGCTTCTGGGGCAACCGCACCACCGACACCCATGATTACCTGTTTGAGGTGTACACCCGTACCGCGCAAATCCTCGCTGACAGTATCGCGGAAGCGCAGTTTGAAGCCGTTGACGAGCCACTGACCCCGGCTAACGTGAAAGACGTGGTGAACGGCATCAACGGCAAGCTGAGCGCGCTGGTCACGGCGGGCAGGCTGATCGGCGGGGAATGCTGGTTCGATATTCAGGATAACCCCACAACCGGCCTGCGACAGGGACAGGTGCGCGTGCGTTACAAGTACACGCCGGTGCCGCCGCTGGAAGACCTGACGTTATACCAGACCTTCACCGATGACTATTTTGAATCTGCATTCTCGTCACTGGGAGGTGTGTAAATGGCCGTACCGCATAAATTGCGCCTGTTCACCTGTTTTGTGAACGGCAACAACCAGATCGGCAAGGTCACATCGGTCACGCTGCCAAAGCTGACCCGCAAGACTGAAGACTTTCAGGGCGCGGGCATGATTGGCTCGGTAGCGGTCGATCTCGGTATGGATTCCGGCGCACTGGAAGCGCAGATGGTTGTCGGCGGCATGGAGAAAAAGCTATTGCTGGAATACGGCGGCGATATCGATGACGTTCGCCTGCGCTTCGCGGGGGAATACTACACCGACGGCGATAGCCAGCTTGTCGAGGTGGAAATGCGCGGGCGTATTACCGAGATTGACGGCGGCGAGTCCAAGCAGGGCGAAGACACGTCCGTTACCTATGCGCTAAAAAACACCTATTACAAGCTGTCGATTGACGATCAATCGGTGCTGGAAATTGACCTGCTGAATTTCATCTACAAGAAAAACGGCAAAAACATCTACCCGGATCGCATCACGTCTGCGCTGGGGCTGGGTAACTGAACAACCTGAATCATGGCGGCCACAAGCCGCCCGGAGCCTGTCACCATGAACACACCGAATGAACACACCGTAACCCTGGCGACGCCTATCGTGCGGGGCGATAGCACTATCAGCCAGGTGAGCATTACCGACGATATCAAACAGGCTGGCTCACTGCGCGGCCTGCGGCTGGTCAACGTCCTGAATATGGATGTGGATTCCATCACCACCCTGTTAACGCGCGTTACCTCGCCAAAGCTGAAGCTGGCCGAGATTAACGCGATGGATACCCGCGATTTCATGCGACTGGCGGAGGCCATCACGCCTTTTTTAGTGCATGCGGAGCCTGGCGAGCCGAACGCGGAGGCGACGGAGGAAGCGTAACCGTATTGCAGTTCGACCAGATAGACGATCTGGTCGCTGATATCGCCGTTGTTTTTAACTGGCCGCCCTCTGAACTGTTCAGCATGGATCTGGGCGACGTGATAGCCTGGCGCGCGCGGGCGGCTATCCGAAGTGGAGCCAGTGAAGCCGATGAAAAGCCTTGATATCCGCGTAGCCTTCAGCGCTATCGACCGGCTGACCCGCCCGGTCAACGCCGCCCGCCAGAGTGCGGGCGGTTTGTCTGAATCCCTCAAACGCACCCAGGCCGCTATTAAGGATCTGGACAATCAGTCCAGGACCTTCAACCGCCTGCGCGACAGCGTACAAAAGACCTCACGCAAGATTGATGAAGCCAGCCGTAGCCTGGACGGGCTGAAAAAGGCCCAGCAAAGCGGCACCGTGCTGACCGATAAGCAACGGGAACATATAGCGGCACTGGCCGCCAAACTGGAGCGGCTGAACGTCACCCGCGATCAGGAAATGGTTAAACTGCGCGCCGTCTCGCAGGCGCTGCGCGGTCACGGCGTGTCGCTGGTCGGCAGCAATGCCACTATCCAGAGTGCCATCCGGCGCACCGAGCAATATAACCAGACACTGGGGCGAGAGCGGCGGCAACTGGCCGCCGTTACGCAGGCCCACGCCCGTTATGAACGGATGCAGCAGACGGCAGGCAAACTGCGCGGCAGCGGCACGATGGCAGTGGCAGGCGGTGCGGCAGCCGGATACGCGGGCGGGCAGTTTCTGGCCCCGGCGGTCGGGTTTGATGAAGAGATGTCGCGCGTTCAGGCGCTGACCCGCCTGGATAAAGGCGATCAGCAACTGGCGGCCCTGCGGGCGCAGGCCAAAAAACTCGGTGCGGAAACGGCGTTCACCACCCGCGATGCGGCCAGCGGGCAGGCGTTTCTGGCGATGGCCGGGTTTACTCCGCAGGCCATTCAGGCGGCATTGCCGGGCGTGCTGAATATGGCGCTGGCCGGTGGCATGGAACTGGGCGAAACCGCCGATATCGGGTCAAACATTCTTTCACAGTTCAATCTGGATGCCAGCCAGATGGATCGCGTCAGTGACGTGCTGACCGGTGCGTTTACTCGCACCAACACCGACCTGTTCAGCCTCGGCGAAACCATGAAATACGCCGGGCCGGTAGCGGCCAAGCTGGGGATCAGTCTGGAAGATGCGGCCGCAATGGCCGGCATGCTGGCGAATAACGGTATTCGCGGCAGTGATGCCGGTACTGCCATGCGTGCCAGCCTTTCCCGGCTGGCTTCGCCGCCGAAAGCCGCCGCAGCGGCATTAAAAGAACTGGGCGTGTCGGTGGCCGATGCAAAAGGCAAGATGCGGCCAATGCAGGATGTGTTACGCGATCTGTACAAAGCGACCCAAAAATACGGCCAGGTCGATCAGGTGTCTTTCTTCAAGGATATCGCCGGGGAAGAGGCCTTTGTCGGCCTGCAAACACTGGTACAGGCGGCCGGTAGCGGCTCGCTGGGTAAACTGTCCGGCGAGCTGAAAAAAGCCAAGGGTGAAGCGGATGCCGTCGCCAAAAAGATGGCGGATAACCTGGGCGGCGATTTGAAAAACCTCGACAGTGCCTGGGAAGGTTTTCGAATTCAGGTTGAGGAGACGGCAGACAGGCCGCTGCGCAGCCTGACGCAGGGGTTAAGTGACGTGATCACCAACGTGAGCGGCTGGGTGAAAGAAAACCCCAGGCTGACACAGACGCTGTTACTGGCTGTCGGCGGTGCTACAGCATTCGCGGTGGCGATCGGTGGTACCTCACTGGCAATCGGTCTGCTGATGGGGCCGCTGGCTAAGCTCCAGCTCGGCTTTTCACTGCTGCTGGGCGCACGGGGCGTCGGTGGCGCGGTGTCGATGTTTTCCGGGTTAAGTAGCCTGCTCGGCGGGCCGATGGCACGCATGGGCGGCTGGCTACAGCTTTTTTCCGGCAGCGCAGGCCACCTAACCACGACACTGACCCCGCTGCGCGGCATGCTGCTGGCCGTGTTTACCTCTCCGGCGGCGGCGTTAGGTTCACTGGTCAGGGGCGTAGGCGGGCTGTTGTTGCGGCTGAGCGGCCTGCCTGCGCTATGGAGCCTGATCACCGGCGCTGTCTCGGTGTTAGGCGGCGTGCTGTCGCTGCTGTTAAGCCCGATCGGGTTGATTGGTACGGCGTTTGTGGCCGCCGGACTGCTTATCTGGCGATTCTGGGAGCCTATCAAAGCGTTTTTCAGCGGGATGTTTACCGGCATTGTTATCAGCCTTGGCCCCATTCGGCAGGCGTTTACGGGCCTTGCTCCCGTCTTTGATGTGATTGTGTCGGCCGTGTCTCGCCTGTGGGATCGATTTAAGCAGCTCTTTGACCCTATCCAGACCACAAAGAAGACGCTGGATGACTGCGCGATCGCAGGCTATGGATTCGGAAAGGTGCTGGGTTCGGCGCTGGACATGCTGTTATTGCCGCTGCAAAAACTGATGGAGGGGATCGGCTGGGTTCTTGAAAAGCTCGGTTTAATCCCATCCGGGCTGGATGCGGCACAGAAAAAAGCCGATCAGTTGAAAGGCGAACTGACGCCGGAAGGGAAAAACCGGCTACAGGGTCTGGTCACCAACCTGACCGGCGATTTAAAAGGGGCCACCACTGCACCACCGCCTGCGCCCAAGCCGCCCCTGACCGGGGACAGCGGCACCCAGCGCCGTTTGCAGAAGATTGCCGACAACACCGGCGGCGTGCTGGAAGAAACCAAAAAGCGCATCGGCCCCGGCGATATCGTTTTCAAAAACCTGCCGAAAGCGCTGGCCGTGCGTGGCGAATGGCAGGAAGCCCGGCTTACTGGCGGCACACCTTCTGCCCCTTCACAACCAGCCCAGACCATGCAGACGCTCAGCGACCGCCCCGCCGTGGTCGCGGCAACACAGCCCGTCAAACAGGCCGACGCGTCCCCGGTCAGTCGTCCGGCGGCCAGAACACCGGCGGCGGGTGGTTTCAATGGGGAAATTCATATACACCTGCACGGCGTTGAACGGCAGGACGCCCGCGAGCTGGGCCGTATTGTGGCCGATGCAGTCAGTGCCGAACTGGCCCGCCGCGACAGACTTCAGCGCGGCAGCTTCAGAGACAGAGAGTAAGGAGAAAAACCGATGATGATGGTATACGGGTTGTTTGTGTTTGAGCTGCAAACGCTGCCTTACCAGCAGCTTCAGCAGTCGCGCGCCTGGCGTCATGTGAAGAATGAGCGGATCAACCGTTCCGCGAAATGGCAATACATTGGCGCGGGGGAAGATCAGATCACGCTGAGCGGTGTGCTGTACCCGGAAATTACCGGTGGCGAGGTGTCGTTAACCGCGCTGACCACGCAAGCCTACAGCGGCCGCCCCTGGCCGTTGATTGATGGCACCGGGCAGATTTACGGCATGTACGTGCTAACCGGTATGCATACCACGCGCACAGAGTTGAATCGCTACGGAAAGGCAAAGAAGATTGAGTTTTCGCTGAGCTTCCAGCGCTGTGATGAAGACCTGCGGGAAAAGCTGCAATCTTCATCCTTTAGCGACATGATGGACAATGCGCGCAGCAGTGCAACCAAAGCGATGAATACCGTCAGCACGGCCATGACGGACACTGTCAACACGTTGAAAGGGCTGGTTTAACGGCCCTGTCTAAACAGGGCCGAATAAGTCAGGATGAGGGAATTTCCGGCCAGTCGATATCCGGCGCGGCGCCGGTGTCGATGCGTGACAACTGCACCAGATAGGTTTTCCATTCAGTCAGCACTGCCCGCTCCGCCTCGGTCGCCATAGCCAGATCAACCGCGTAACTCAATTCAGCAATTCGCGCCGTCGCCGTCGCTTTACGTGCTGACAGTTCCCGCTGCGCCGCTGCTGTTGCCGCTGCCTGTTTCGCGGCGGTGTCTGTTACCCATGCGGCGCCGTCCCACGTATCGTACGCTGTTGTCGGCGCCAACAGCGTCAGCTCATCCGGCAACTCACCGAGCGTTGTCACTGTTTGTTGCTGCCCGTCCGCCGTGCGATACACCGTCTGCCCGCGATAATCCGGCACATGCTCCCATTCCTCGCCGTCAACGCGGCGCCGCAATGCCTGACCCGCCGGCGGCAGGTCGGGCGCGTCGGCGTAACTATCAGCGGGTAACCCTGTGCCGACCATCAGGTATTCATAGCTCGCGCCCGTATACTCGCGCGTCAGCGGATCAACATGGTAAACAGTCAGCCAACCCGCACGCTCAGCCAGTCCGTTCTGACCCAGCGCGGCGCCTTTTACAGCAACAGAATATTTCTCATTCATTATGCAGCTCTCACGATGTAGTTAAATGCGACGTTGCGGGGGCGTACCGTTATCCAGTTCACGCCGCCCGAAAATACGGTATTGCTCGCCGTACCTGAAACCCCGTTGTCTCTGCCAGCGCCACCAGCCATTAGCGTGCCATTGGGGTAACCCTGGTTAGTAAAATTTACGGTGTTTACTGAACTGTCAGCATCGGCATAGCCGATGCCCACGTATACCCCAGCGCTGTCTGCATCGCTGCCGTTGTAGTCCATTGCCCCCGTTCGTAATCCGGTCGCCGCCTGCTTACTGGCAATACCTCGACCACCATCTACACCGCGATCGTCATCCCAGCCACGAAGAAACTCGCCGCGCAAATCCGGCAGCGCGCCCGATGGATACGCCGCCGCCAGTTTCGGATAGAGCGCTTTGTCAAACGACTGACCGTTGCATTTAAGCCAGCCCGCCGGCGCCGTAGCCTGCGGCCAGGGTAGCGGTATGCCTGTCACCACACTATTGATTTCAGACCGCACAAACGCGGTAGTCGCAATTTGAGTTGTGTTTGTCCCAGAGGCGGCAGTGGGAGCCGTCGGCGCCCCTGACAGCGCTGGCGAAACCAGCGTCAACCCAGAGGCGTACTGAATCGAGAGCGATCCCCCAATGACATCCCATTCGCCATTTCCGCGCGATATCAACTCAATGCCCGCGCCCGGCGGCAGCGAAATGCCGGATACGGACCCGGCGACGGCGCCGCCATAAATAATGTCCACTCCAGCACTGACTAGCGTTTGGGCTACTGTCGAGTAATTAATGAGCCGAATGGTCTGGCCGAGGGCAACGGTTGAACCGCCCGGCAGCGTAGTGGTAAACGTCGTGCCGCCGGTCATGTAGACAAGCGCGCCGGCTGCTGAGGCCGTGAGCGCGTTCGTGCTGGAAACCGACTGGACGCTGGCAATGGCCCCTTTCGCTGCTTGGATAGCGGCCATCGTTGCGATCTGCGTTGTGCTTACGCCGAAACTCGCCGTCGGCGCAGTCGGCGTGCCAGTCAGCGCCGGGTTGGCTATCGGCGCGTACTGTGGGTGAGGATTAGCGGCGGACAGGTGCGCCGTCATCAGGCTGTCTGTGTAGGCCCCTGCCTCGCTTTTGGCACCACTTGCCCGCGCATCCGCATAATCCTTCACCTCACTTTTGGCACCGTTCACCTGTGCATCGGCATAGGTTTTCGCTTCGCTTTTGGCTCCGCTCGCCTGCGTATCCGCATAGGATTTCACCTCGGTGATCTTGCCGTCGGTGTACGCCCGCGTCGCCAGCACCACCGACGGGTCAATTTTCAGCGTTACCGCGTCGGTACTGCTGACAATCAAAATCATGCGCACCGTCTGCACCCGGCCGGAGCCTTCCTGTAACTGCGGCTTGTAGGTTTCCGGGCAGTTGGCGACGGCAATCAGATTGCCGTTGGCGTCATACAGGCCGATTTCACGTATCCACCAGCCGCCTTCATCTTCGGGGATCACCTGCTCGGCAATAATCTGGCTGGGGTTCGCCGGATCAACGCTCAGAGAATTGAGCGGCGCCCGGCGCCGTTCGTTCACCAGTTTGGTTTGTGCCGGGTCGGGAGTTGGCAGGGTGCCGCCGCCATCGCCCAGCGCCATTTGTGTAATCGACAGTTGCCGTCCCAGCGCGGTAGCGTTCGCCAGCAGCGCCGCGCCAGTGTTTGTCAGCAAGGCAAAATATTTTGTCGTCATGCATTCACACTCACGTTATCAGAAAGATGTATCGCACCGCCGCACCTGTCAGCGCCGGTTGTAGTAATGGTTTCAGGAAAGTAGGGATAGACAGTCAATGCATCGCCGCTGTACTGCCCTGCGGCAATCGGGATTTCACCCGCGCTGTCCATGACGATATTTAGCCCCAGCAGGTGACGGCTCACCGGCTTTGCATCGGCGATCAGCCGCTCCAGCTCAAGATAGGTTTCTTCGGTGATGCCAGCATCCTGCACGCCGATATCCAGCCGGAAGGTGCCGGGCTGGCCGCCGGTCTGCCACCATTCTGTGACCCGAATCAGATAGCCGAACGGCTCCACCACCCGGCGCAATGCCGCGAGGGTGCCCTTCTGGCGGTGTACCAGCCATGCCGCCTTGATCACCTGACGTTTGGTCTGTTCTGACCAGCGCTTATCCCAGCGGTCAACCGACAGCGCCCAGGCGAGGTACGGCAGTAATTGTGTCGGGCAGCGCTCGGCGTCCCATAACGTATCCAGATCGACCGCTATCTCACTCAGGTGTTGGGTTGAGCTGGCGACGTGGCGCATAAAGTCGCTGGCTGACGGGGGCAGCAGGCTGTTACTCATCGCTACCGCCCTCGGTGATCGTGAACCCGGTACAGTACGCCGCTTGCGTGTCGCTGATCACGATGTCTTGCGCCGGTTCCAGCAGCTCGACACGTTGCACCCCTTGAACATGCAACGCCGCCATGACGGCCGAGCGAGCCACATCACGCCCGATGCGCCCCTGTGCGCCAAGCCATGACGTTAATGCCTGCTGCGCGGCCTGTTGGATCGGTTCCGATTCCGGCCCCGGATAGCGGTACAACACCGCTGTAATGGCATAGCGCACAATTTCGGCACTTTGCACCGTCAGGCGGTCACCGACCGGGCGTTTATCGTCAGCAGACAGGGCAGCATCAACCGCCGCCAGCAGGTCAGCCGAGGCGCTGCCGTCACCCTCGGCGGATAACACCGACACCACCACCGCCGCCGGCGACGGGCTGATCGCTTTGGCATCCGCTACCTTGCCGCTGGCACTTTTGGCGAAATACTCATACGCGCCGGTCGGCCCGGCCACGCTCAACCCTTCAAAGGCCGCCTGCGTTCGCAACCGTAGCGCGCTGTCGCTTTCCATCACCGCGTCGGCGGTGTCGGTTGCTTCGGTGATGGTCAGCCGGGCGGTGTTCAGGTTGGCCGACAGATTATCCAAATCGGACGACACGGCATGACTGAGCAGGCAGGCTTCCGCGCCTTCGTTAATCCGCTGGCGTAACATCATTTCCCGGTAGGCGATCACCTGCGCTATCACTGCTAACGGTTCGGATTCCAGCGCCAGCGCAGCAGTCACTGACGCCTGCTGAGCGGCCGGAAAGGCGGCAATCATCACCGCCTTCACGTCCTGAAGGATGACTTCGAAGTCCAGCACTTCAATGATTTGCGGCTGGGGTAACTGTGATAAATCAACCGTTGCCATCACTGTCACTCCTGAGCGTAATGGCAGCGTTGGCCGCCTGCATCGTTTCGGTAATCAACCCCGATAACGCCACGTCTACCGCTCCCGATGCTGAATAGCGAATATCGACGGCATTCAGCGAGATACGCGGCTCCCAGCGCGTCAGGGCAATAACGGCCGCACTCATCAACTGAAGCCGCGTAACGGCGTTCTGCGGCGCATCCAGCAGGTCAGGGATCAGGCTGCCGTAATCCCGGCGCATCACCCTGGATGCCAGCGGCGTAGTCAGAATGTCGCGCACCGACTGCCAGAGCTGATCGGCATCGGTCAGGGTGCCGGTGCCATGCGGATTCATGCCGGTATAGGTCGCGGTCATTGTGTGCCACTCGTCCAGCTACCGCCGGGCTGAATGCCGCCGTGGCGGTGGCTATCCACCTGGACGCCGTTAGAGGTCAGGGCGCCGCCGGAGTGCACCACATTACCGGCCAGGGTGCCGCCGTGGGTGATCTCCACCGTGCGGGCCTTCAGGTGCTGGGTACATTCCACCACCGGCGTGTTCAGCGTGACGCTGACCGAGGCCACCACGTTGACGGTTTTCATGCCGGTGGCTTCCAGCGCACCAGCCACAGCGTCATACCGAAACCGGGCACCGTCCGGCGCGGTGATCACAATCTCCTTCAGGCTGTTGCCCGGTGCCGGGTGGGCCTCGCTGAACAGACTGCCGATGATCACGGCGGTTTCCGGATTACCGCCAAGGCAGCCCAGCCACACCTGTTCCCCGACGGCGGGCGGGATCCAGACGTTAAACGCCCCGGCGCGCGTGGTGTTCCAGCGCAGCCAGTCGGTGAGCAATTCACCGCTCTTAACACGTACCCGCCAGCTTTCCGGGTCAACCGCCGTGACGACGCCGACGCGCAACACGTTTTCCAGTAATCGCATCAGTTCGGCGCTCATGTGGCAGCACTCCCCAGACTGTTGATTACCGTATCCTGGATCAGCCGTTCGTCAGTCGGGGAGATCCCCAGCAGTTCACGCACCGGATAGCGGGCAAAGGCACCCGACCCGACCTTGTCACGCTCGCCGTACTGATGCACGCGGGCGATACGGGCAGCCATGCCGTCAAAACCGACGCTGGCCCCGTCGGTATCGGCCCGCATTTTGAGAAAACGGTAGCCGCGCAGGCGTTGAAACATCGGGGCTTTCTTGCTGGTCGTGCGGCGCACCGCCTGCGTGTTGATCTCGATATAACGCTCAATATCGCTGCGGTAAAACGTGCGGATGGCATTGCGGTCTTCATCAAAGCCGGTGATTGTGCGGCCGTATTTTCCCCGGCCGCCGTGCCAGTTTTTCAGGTGGCGCACCTGGCCTTCCCAGACAAAAATCATTCCCTGCTGCGAGCGCAACACCTTGCGGCGGCGGGTTGCATAGGCCGAGCCGTCCGGGTTCCTCTGCGCCCTGATGCGCTGCTGCTGACTGCGTCGCAGCGCCTGCCCGACCTGACGGGCTGTTTTCAGCCGCCCGGCGGGTGACAGACCTGAAAGGATGTCGTCAAACACCTGATCCAGTGCGTGAAACAGTTTATCCGTCATGTCGCTGTCTCCCCGGTGGCATCGTCAAGCACCGCATCCCATACCCCGCCGGTGAGGCGCGGACGAGGTTCAGGCAGATGTTCAGCACGCAGGATGCCGTTATCGTCCCGCGTGACCCTGACCCGCTCGCGCACCGGAATTTCAAACAGAATGTCAGCGCTGTCGTCGTTGTTGATCAGCGTGGTGAATTTCACCTCGCGGTTCTTTTGCGGGTTCAGCAACAGGTCGGGCTGGTTCTGCCATAGCCAGGCCATTAACGGTAAGGTGAAATCGTCGATATCACCGGTGAAGTTCATCACGAACAGCACCAGCGAGTAGCGGTACAGAAACGACGGCGTTTCCCCGGTGGTTTCAATACCGCCTTCTTCCACAAATACCGTGAAGGCTTCCGGGTTGGCCCGGCACCAGACATTGGATGCCGTCAGCGCATCACGCAGCGAATCGGTTTTCAGCATGAGCATTCCCCTATGGTGTGGCGGCGGCATCCTTCAGACGCTGAAGGCGACGCAGGTATACATCGTTGATGGCGGCCTTGTCTGCATTGCAGGTGTCCAGCGCATCCAACAGCTGATCACTCCAGAGCGCGACCGCGCCCCAGGTCACCGGTGTTTTCAGTACGGGCGTCGGTGTGGGTGCCGTCAGGCTGGGTGGTACCGGGTCGTGCAGTATCTGCACGCTGGACGACGGCGGCGCGTTTTTGCAGGCTGTCGCTGACAGCAACAGGCACCACAGTGTTAGCGCACGTATCGGGCTGCATCCCCTCACGCATCTTTTCACGGCGTTCTTCCCCCTCGGCATAACGCTGTTGCTCGCGCTCGCGCACCTGCGCCAGCACGTTTCTGGCATCGTCGGCCAGTGCCCGGAATTCGGTTAACAGCTCGCGCTGTTGTTGGGCGCTGTCTGTCAGTGCCTCGGTATGCGCCCAGTCGATGCCGCGCTGGTAGGTTTGCCAGAGCACACCACCGACGGCCAGCACCAGCAGCACGGCAAGGGTGGCGGCCAGTTTCATGGCACACCCGCCAGATCACGCAGGCACCAGGCTTTAAAGTCGCTGCGACGATTGACCAGACCGGCGGAGCGCTGGCCGCCGCTGTTGACAAAGTCGGTCAGCCGCTCACACATCGCGGGCCATTCATGCGCCTGCGCATGTTTCCAGATGGTGGTGCGCTGCTTGCTGCCCTGCCGGTTGGTAAACCACATCAGGCCGCTGCAACCGAGGTTAAACGCCGTGTCGGTCATGGCTTCAAACGCCGATTGAGGCATGGCAGCGCCGTTAAAATTGCCGTTGACGCAGTTCTCTGCCCGCTGCATGTCGTTAACCCAGCGGCGTGCGATCTCGTCATTGCTGTACGGCCGATTTTGCACGTTACCGGTAGAGCCAATGCCCACCGTCAGCACTCCGGCGGGGCAGTAATACGGCGACGCCCGGCAGTCTTCCCAACTGGCCGTTTTCTGCTGTGCTTCCGGCGACGTGCGCAGTGTGCCGGGGGACAGCGTGACGCCGAGCGCCACAATCAGCGCAATCGAACAGCGTTTAATCGCGGTTTTCATCGTCAACGTCACCCTGATGCAAAATGGCCACCGCACGGCGTTCCGACGTATTCAGCGTGCGGCGCTCGGACTGCTGTAAAATCTGTTCAATCAGTTCATTGCGGCGTCGTTGTGCGCGCTCAATACGACGCCGGAACAACCAGGCGCGCCATGCGGTGACAACACCGATGACCAGGCCCGCCAGCGCGACTTTTTCACTGACGGTCATCACCCCGATGCCGGTCACCATCACGGACAGGCCATAGGTCACCCCATCATTGAGGCGCTGAAGATCGTTTAATCCCATAACTGCACCGTTTCCTGTTCTGTCTGACGGGGAATATCAGGCAGCGTGATAGCCTGCCCGGCCGTCAGAAACATCTGGCGGCTTAACCCCGGATTGGCGGCGATCACCTGCTCGGTGACGCCGGCGGATGTGCCGTAATGGCGATAACAGAGCAAGTCCACCGTATCGCCCTGAAGCGCCCGGACCACCATCAGCACAACTCCGCAAAAAGGCGCTGGGCGCCGCGTATATCGGCGATGCTCCAGCGCGCATCACGCCACAAATCGTCACGCTGGCTGTCAAAAGTGTCCGTTGCCTTGTCGCCTTTGGCCGTGGTATCCACATCGCGGTATCCCTCCAGCAGCAAGGCGCGGGCGATGGCATAAACCGCACGCTTGAAGCGGTACACCTTGATGCTTTCGCCGTTGACCTGTCCGGCCGGGACGTCCGCCAGTGCGGCATATCCGGCGGCCTGTTGTGTCTGCTGCCAGCTCGCCAGCTGGTCAGTCACATGCACCACCGCTTCAGTGGTGACGTGCATCAGGCGGGTGGTGGTGATACCGCCGGTGATGCGGGCGGCCAGGCGCAGATCGCGCAGGACGATCACCGGCCAGAAATCCCCGGCGCTGACTGCTGCCGCGCCGTCGTCAATCTCCGGCACGTCGCCGCTGTCACTAACACGTTTCGAAGCCACCAGGCTCATGCTCAACTCTCCCAAAAGTCAGGCGGTGGGCGCCGGGCAAAAAGACCGCATACGGGCAGATCACCCGGCGCGCCGCCTGTCGGACGGGGCCGAAGTCGTTAACGTTTGGCAGACTGACGGGCGGCTTTGCTTTTACCCGTCGTCCGTGTGGTTTTCCGCGCCGTGGTGTTACGCACGGCGGCTGGCTTTGCCGCTGGCTGTGCGGCATCGGTCGGGGTCGTCGCCGGCGTCGTCTCTCCGACAGGCGGCTCAGTGGCTGCTCCATCGTCGCCGGGCGCGCCGTCTTCCGGTTCGTCACTGCTGGCCGGCATGAGCTTTTTCAGCTCCCGCGTCAGCGTGGCGATATCCCGTTTCACCCCCGCGTTCGGATTGCGGGCCATCGCTTCCCGAAACAGTTTCAACGCCTCAGCTTTGGTTTGTGCATCCACTGCCGCACGGCGTGAGAAGGCGCGGGCTTTACACAGCTTGGCGCGCACTTCGTCCGGCATGTCTTTGCCGTCCACAATCGCGGCCACTTCATCCAGCACGGCGGTGTAACCGCTCAGGTCAGCGCGGTCGTCGGTGGCGGCCAGTGTCAGTACCGGGTTGCTCACTTCCTCAGCCAGTACCGTTACCGCATCGCGGCGGAACTTGTCGGCAGGCAAAGACAGGCCATGCTTAACGACGTAACGCCCCAGCCTCAGTGTCAGTGCGCTATCTTGGCAGTCGATCGCCCACACCATCAGGGTGACGATCACCTCATCCTGTCGTCCGCTGTCGCCTTCCAGCGTGCCATCAATCCAGCCGTCGTATTCCGGCAGCATGGCTTTTTTCATCTCCGCTTTGGTGGCGGCAGATTGCACCTGTTTCAGCGCGGCCTGATGCAGGCGCAAGCGGTGAAGGATTTGCTCATGGGCCGTGCGTGACACCTCCGTTTCGGTGTCCGCCTGGCCCCGGCGTTCGGCCATGACCCGCTGAAAATGTCGTTGTGCCGGTGTCAGCATGGTGTGTTCTCCGGTTGGGCGGAGTGTTACCCCGCCGGGCTGTTACTGGCCGTCGCCTGCGGCCTGCGCAAACTGAATGCCATCGATCAAGGCCACCTTGCCGTAGTCTTCCACCACAAAGTCATCGTTGGACGACTGGTAGGTGGCTATCCGGTTGTACTCCGGCTCTTCAGCAATGCTGCGGCGCAGCGCCCCCAGTTGGTAGTAAACCGACAGATTTTTGAACGAGGTGATCAGCACCGCATTGGACGGGAAGTAAGGCGCCAGAAAGGTCGGCAGGCCGCCCACACGCTCCTGACTGACAATCAACTGACCGGCCAGCAACTCGGTATTGGGGTTGCTCTGGCTCAGCGCATTGAGGCGCGGAAAGTTGCTGGACGTCAGCAGGTCGGACGCCATGATCACCACCAAATCCGGCGCCTTGCGGTGCCACGGATCCAGCAGGCTGTTTTTGGCGTCAAACACAGCGGTGTCGAGGTTGCCGTAGGTGCCTTTGGCAATAATCTTGTTGTCTTCGTCGCGGGCGGTCAGCGTGACGTTTTTGATAATGCGGTGCCCCGCATCGTTGCGAGTTTTTTGCAACCAGCCGACACCGCAATCCTGCAACAACGGATTGGCGCTGCGGTTGGACTTCTCGGCATAGGTGATGCCGTTGAAACCAATCATGATGCGGTCGAGGCCGATTTGCCGCGCATTGGCCTGACTGATCAGCGCCTGAAAGTTCGGCTGCGTCGCCCAGGCATCCAACTGCGGGTAACTGATCGCCGAGTCATAATTCACCTTGCGGCAATGGTAGGTGTTCGGCTCTTTGGAATGGTTGTCGGTCGGGTTACGGCGGGACGTGCCGTCGCTGCTGTTGTTGGTACTGGCGATCGGTCCCTTGCTGCCGATCAGGATCTTCTGGCCTTCCTGGGCTTTAACCCCAAACACGTTAATTTGTTTCAGGAATTCATCGCTTTCCTGCGCCGCTTGCTCCATGCGCTGCTGGGCAGCCGGTTCGACGCTGAAGGTCATCGCCACGTCATTCGGCTGCACCCCGTTAAGCTGCGCCTGACGGGAAATGTACTGGTTATAAAGATTACGGGTAGAATTTTCCATGTTCGCTTGTCTCGCTTAACGGTACTTAAAAGTCAGCCAGTTGCGCGCCGCTGTTACCACCGCTGGCCGCCGGACGCTGGCTGTAGCTGTTATCCTGCGTCGCCAGCTTTTGCGTGAGCGCGGCCAGCTCGCTGGTCAGCGTCTGGATGGTGCGGCTGTCCTGCTGCTGTTGGTTTTTCAGCGCGTTGAAATTGTCCAGCAGGTCAGCATGGGACTGGGCGACGTTCTCCACCGCTTCGCGTACCTGGGAAAACTGTTCACCGTCTGACTTGCGGCCTTTGCCGATAATCCCCATCACGCGGGAAAACCATTGCTTCCCCTCGTCGCTGCGCTGTTCGGACAGTTCGACCAGCTCCGCTTCCATCGCTTCGGTGAACATGACCGGCTCACCGGGCAGATTGTTGAATGCCTGTACCTGCGCCCGCTGCTGTGCCGCGAATTTCAGACGCTCAGTGCCCAGGCTGGCCGGGGTATCCGTCATCGCCAGACCGCGCAGATATGGCCTGCCGGTCGCGGCAAACTGCGGATCGATTTCGATACTGGAATAAATCTTCTTCCCTTCCCCGGTGAGCTGCTTCATTCGCTCGGTGGGTTCGATTTCCGCATACAACGCGGCGCGGCCTTTTAGCGGGCCGTCGGTAATGTCTTCCGCGCTCAGCGCGACCACATCGCCCATCGCACTGAAGTCACTGCCCGGATAGGGCGAAAGAATGTGCTCAACGTTAACGCGGGCGCCGTATACCTGCGGGTTGTAGCTTTCCGCCATTGCATAGAGGTGGTCACGTCCGATTTCACGCCCGTCAACGGTGGAGCCGGAGACGGCAACCCGGAATTTTTTACGGGTCGGTTTGGTGGTACCGCTCATGCCTGTAGTCCTGTCCTGTGGTGTCTGTGACATCATGATTGCAAAGCCTAACTCCCTGTCTCAACGAGGTTTTGTTGTCGGCGGAGGGCCAGAGCCGAAAGTGAGCGAAAGGCGGATCGCGCGCGGGGTAATCTTCCCGGCAAAGGGGGGAAACCGCGCATGATTCAGGACGCATTTGTACGGCAGCGAGCAAGACAGCTTTACTGGCAGGGCTACCCGCCAGCGGAAATTTCGCGCCTGATGGGGATTAATCAAAACACGGTGTACGCCTGGAAAAAGCGCGACGAATGGGACGAGACGCCGCCTATCCAGCGCGTAACGCATTCTATCGATGCACGGTTGTGCCAGTTGGCCCAGAAGCCAACCAAAACCGGTGGCGACCTGAAGGAAATGGACGCGCTGACCCGGCAGTTGAAAACGCTGAATGACGGCCAGCCGGGCAATGCCGCAAGCGGCAAGAAACCCCGCAAGCGCAAGGTGAAAAATCACTTCACTGACGAACAGATTGCCGCGTTGCGAACCAACATTCTCGACTCACTGGCCTGGCATCAAAACGGCTGGTATGCCCAGCAGGATCAACGCAACCGTATGATCCTAAAGTCCCGCCAGATCGGCGCCACCTGGTACTTTGCCCGTGAAGCGTTATTGCGGGCGCTGCGTGATGACGTGGCTTACCCTTATCAGCGCCACCAGATTTTTCTTTCTGCCTCGCGCCGTCAGGCGCACCAGTTCCGGGGCTTTATCCAGAAGGTGGCGGAAGAGGTGGACGTCGAACTAAAAGGCGGCGACAAGATAGTCCTGAGCAACGGGGCCGAGCTGCATTTTCTGGGGACGTCTGCCGCGACGGCGCAGTCCTACACCGGCAACCTGTATTTCGATGAATTTTTCTGGGTCAGTAACTTTGCCAACTTGCGCAAGGTGGCCGGGGCGATGGCGACCCTGAAAGGGCTGACGCGCACCTACTTTTCCACCCCGTCGAGTGAAACCCATGAAGCGTACCCGTTCTGGACGGGCGCACGCTGGAATGAGAAGCGCAGCAAGGTGCAAAAGGTCGCGTTTGATGTGTCATGGAAAGCGCTCAATAGCGGTTTGCTATGCCCGGATAAAACCTGGCGTCAGATTGTGACGCTACAGGACGTCATCGATCACGGCTGGCAATACACCGACCTGGAGGAGATCCGCGACGAAAACAGCCCGGATGAATACAACAACCTGTACGGCTGTGAGTTCGTCCGCGATGGTGAGTCCGCCTTTAACCTCAACCTGTTATTTAGCTGCGGCGCCGACGGTTACGACGAGTGGCCGGACTGGAAGCCCTTTGCATCGCGCCCAATGGCCGATCGCGGCATCTGGATTGGCTATGACGCCAACGGCAGCAGCGGCAACGGCGACAGCGGGGCGATCTCGGTGGTGGTACCGCCACTGGTGGCGGGCGGCAAATTCCGCACCATCGAAACCCAGCAGATACGCGGCCTGGAGTTTGAAGAACAGGCGAAAGTGATCGAAGCGCTGACCTTCAAATACAACGTGCAGCATATCGCCATTGATGGTACCGGCATCGGTGAAGCGGTCTACCAGATTGTGAAGAAATTCTTCCCGGCGGCGGTGTGCTTCCTGATGTCGGTGTCATCCAAACGCGCCTTAGTGCTGAAAATGCTTCAGGTGATCCGTGCCGGTCGCTGGGAATACGACCGCAGCGAGCAGGCGCTGATCAATGCGTTCAACGCCGTGCGGCGCGTCAAGACGCCGGGCGGCATCATGACTTACGACACCGACCGCGCACGCGGCTCTAATCATGGCGATCTGGCCTGGGCAACCATGCTGGCCGTCATCAATGAACCACTCGGCCAGGAGCAGGGCGGTGGTGGCTTTGCGATGGAGTTCTGATGAAAAGAAAAGATAAAACCGGCACACACCGGGCGGTTACCGCCAGTCAGCCGGATATGGCGGCGGCCCTGAAAAGCGATCCGGGGCTGAGCGCGTTTACCTTTGACGGCCCCTATCCGGTCAGGGATGGCCATGATCTGCTGGATAACATGTATTGCGCCGACAATGGCCGTTATTACGACACCCCGGTGGACTGGTACGGGCTGGCTCGCGCGTTTGGTAGTGCGTCATGGCACCAGTCCGCGCTGTACTTCAAACGCAATGCGCTGACCGGGTGCTTTATCCCGCACCCGCTATTGTCTCGTCAGGCGTTCTCCGCCTTCGTGCTCGACTGGTTTGTTTTCGGCAACGGTTACCTTGAACGCCGGGTCAACCGGCTGGGCGGCCTGCTGGCCCTGCGTCACGTTCCAGCCAAGTACACCCGGCGCGGCAGCGATCTGAATACCTATTGGTTTATCCGGCAGTGGAAGGATGAACACACGTTTGCTACCGACAGCGTGTGCCACGTCATCAACCCGGATATTCACCAGGAGATATACGGTATGCCGGAATACATGGGCGCGCTGCTGTCGGCCAGCCTGTCACACTCTGCCGATATGTTCCGCAAGCTCTACTATGACAACGGTTCGCACGCCGGGTGCATTATCTACATCGGCGCATCCCAGGTGGATACCGAAAGCATGGATAACGTGAAGAAAACGCTGAAGGAAGCGCGCGGTAAAGGCGCGTTTAAAAACCTGCTGTTACATGCGCCGGGCGGCGGTGAAAAAGGGGTACAGATTATTCCCTTCAGCCAGATATCTGCCAAAGATGAATTCCTGAATATCAAATCGGTGACGCGTGATGACATCCTCGCGGCGCACCGTGTGCCGCCGCAACTGATGGGCGCCATGCCGGAAGGCAACGGCTCCTTTGGCGATGTGGAGAAAGCCGCGCGGGTGTTCGCTATCAACGAACTGATGCCGGTGATGGAAGCGCTTAAGCATGTGAATGACTGGCTAGGGATGGAGGTGATCCGCTTTAATCCTTACGCCCTGTTGAAAACCGAGTGATATCCCGCCACTGCCGTCGCACTCACGCGGCGGTTTTTATTCAAAAACTTTCACGCTGACCGCACACAATTTCTTTTCAGATCAACGGCTAACGCCACCATTTCCCACCCACATAAAACCGCATCAGCGCTACGCCATCGGGCGCTCTCACCGGATGCCGCGTCGCGTCTCCCGAACGAAAATACGCACGCAGCAGTCCGGGAAATGTGCCAGATTTGGCACATCAAAGGCGATCCCTACCTACCCCCCATCGCGGGGGCTGTTCCCCCGTCACCTGCGCGCTGCTCTCGCTTCATTTTTTGTGCAAGTGCAGAAACCGGCCCGGCGCGCACGCGTACCGGGCGGAAAGGGGTAAAACAGCATCAAAAAAGTTGTGCAAAATTGTGCGGGTTTGTGCGGCGCATTTGGGGTAAAAAAAACCTGCCGAAGCAGGTTTCAGAGAAGGTTAGCGAATGGATGAAATCCGCTCTAATGCTGCCCGAGCAAGGAACCCTGAGCGGCTCTTAAATTCCGGGTTACTCGCTACGCAGCGGTCAATACGGTCAGGTCAATCAGCGACACCAGTTTCCATCAATCTTGTGCGTAATGATTTTGAACCGTTGCATGAAATTATTTTTTAGTTAAAAACCTTAATTCAAAAAGTCATTTAATGTTTTTTTGCTTTGTAGTCTTTTATAATTTTCTTGATGTCGTTTAATAGAACGTTAAATCCGGTAAAATCTATTGTTTTTCTTTTAGGTTTAACTACATACTCAGCAAAATGATTCTTACCGTAGTGTTTGTCAGTGTCAAAGGTACCCTTATAGCTAAAGGTTTTTTTCTCTAATTTTTCGTTTAATGTTGCAGTATCAAAGAAATCCTCGATGGCACTATCCCCCCCTTTAATTAAAGGAGTTTGCATAACGTAAAGGTTTTTTATGACGTGAGTGAAGCTATCATTGCTAGAGAAGTTTTTCTTTGTAATTTGATTAACTAAGGATCTAACTGCAGGAGCACCAGAGTCATTATCAATTAATATTATCACGGGTTGGGACAGAGAAAATCTATTAAATTCATCGCAGTAACTTGAATAATTGCTTAT